AAGATTTCAACTCCGTCCACAACGTAATCATTATTTCCATCAAGAGTCATTGTATATGAATCTTTCGTAATGAACTGATATGATTGACCAGCAACATTAGAAAGAAACACGGTATTTGATGGAATGCTAATATTTGTCTCAAGATTAGACTTATCAGCTGGTATTACTTTTACATCAATGACTGCACGTGTTGCTGTACGTGATCGTGGAGTATATGAAAGCTTTTGTGCATGTGATACAACGTTGTTACGAAGCTGTGCTGATTCAATGAATGATTCGTTTGCAAGCATATTAGCAAGAAAAGAATCATAATGAGTATTTCTTACAAGAAGATCAACAATAGTGTTAAGAGTTGAACCTTCAAAGTTAAAGTCATCAAATTTACCAGTAGACTCAAGAAAAACAATGAGACTCTGTTTTAAATCTTCGTGATCAAATGACGTTACATTTAGTTCTTGTTTCATTTATCTTAACCGTCTTATTGGAATTACAACTGATCGTACTTCTGGATTGTTGAAGATGTTAAAGTAAAGCTCAATATTAATGACATTGCTTTCTTCTTGTTCAACAATGATCTGTACTATTTCTACATTAGGCTCAAAGTTTCTTAAAACTTGAATGATATTGTCTTTCATTGTCTGAGCTGTAAGAGGAGTGAACTGTTCAAATAGATTATCAGTAATGTTTGATCCAGTCTCTACATTGAATCCTCTTTCATAATAGTTTGTTAGAATAAGATTCTTCATAGACTGTTCAACCGAATGTCGTCCAGACTTAACTGACAGATCACCAGTTAATGGATGCGGTATGAAATTTAAGTCTATGTCGTTTCTCATATTTCTATTTATAACTCTTATTATAGTACTTTTTCGATAAACGGAGTTGGAACTGGCCCAGCACCTGTTGGAATAATTTCAATGACTGTCCATGTGATTGTTGGTAGAGCAATTGCTTCTATGTTATCAATCAAAGTCTTCATAAGTGGTAATTGATATTCTGATGTTAATGATGCGGTGATTGCTGAAGCAAATGCTGATACTTGGGATGCTGCATCATTAGATACCGACTGAACAGCTATACCACCATGAGCAGGAATACCTGGAACGATTAGAACAGTTGCCCAATAATTTGCTAATGCTGTTGCAAAATCAATTACGGTATTTGAAAATGTTTTTAAATATGCTTCAATAATTCCAAGTTCTTGGGCACCGTGTACTGCACCTAATACTTCACCGGTTAATGAATACGTTTCATAAGCAGAAGCAAATGAATTTGGGAAATCGCCAATAGATGGTTTCACGACACCAGGAGCTGTCGTAATAGTAAGCCCACTAGCATCTATTGACATGTAAGCATTCATATCATCAATGAATGTTGTTGAAAATAATATTGGTTGTAATGCCATTATTGATTCGTATTCTTTTTAGAGTAAACGGCTCCACCTTTAGCACCAGTGCCAGGTTGAAAAGGACCTGAAGTACCAGTTGCAGCAGGTGAAGTTGGAAATCCTAAATTACCAATGTGATTATGTGTATTAAGCCAAGGCACGAGTTCTGATGTAATCCAAGTAGCAAGTTTATCACCAAGTACAGATGGCTCAATATCTGAATCTTCACCAAGTTGAATTTCAGGAGCTCTCAATGTTGACTTACCCTGAACATCAATTGTATTTGTGCCATCAATCTTAACATCATTATTACCTTTGATGTAAAGATCGTTCTTACCACCTATAAAGCCAGATGCATCTCCCTCAATACAGAAATAACCATCTCCTGCAATGATAGTGTATTCATCTTTGACGATCTTAATTACTTTTGATCCGTCTGGATGTATTTCTTCAAATGTACCCGACTTATGATATCTGTGTAACCTTTCAGCTCCTTCAGTATCATCTACTTCATTAATATGTCCTGACTCTGATTCATGAACATGATTCTTTTGATACTCGGCGGCGTATGGTGTCTCTGGTTCACTCCATGTTCCAGCCGTTGTTTCCACGTCAGTTCGAACATTGTCTCTTTTAGACTGCACGATAGTCTCTTCAATGTTAGCATTACGAGCTAATCTGTTGACGTCTGATTCATTGATAAGAATTGGATAGATTCCAGAAGGATCATTGAATCCTTGATCCGCTAATGCTTCTGATGTTGGCTTTCCTGTAATTGAACCAACAACAATACCTTCTTGTAGCTCTTCGCCCATGAAGTATCCAAAGACAGTCGATCCAGTTACATATCCAGTTGGGCTTTGACCAATGCCTGATGTTCCAGCTGAGTTAGGAGTGATGCAAGAAAACCACTTCAATGTATCAGATGGAATGAACGATTTGTTTTCAGTGTGAAATCCGTAACAACGAACTCTTACTCTACCGAGTTGTTCAGGATCATTGACATCTTCTATTACACCGAAGAATGGAAAGAATTGATCTAGTTTAATCATACTGTCTCGTAAGAATCTTTTTGAATCATAAGGGTCTGCATGTATTTATCACTGAGTAGCTGATGATGAACATACGTTATCAAATACTTGCCGCTTGATGTTTGTGGTGTCTGTTCTTGATCTTTATTCCACACAGGAAGATTTGCAATGCATGTAACACCTGCTCGTATAGATGAATCACCGAAGACAGAAACTTCAGCTCTCATAGTTGATATTTCAATGCGTTGCATTTTCTGTTTGGTTTTCTGATCTAACGAAATCGGGCTATTGCTCGTATTAACAATAGAGCCTTTTGATTCATACGATGTTTCAAGCTCTTTCTTATACGGAGATTCACCTAAGCTCTTTGCTCGATTATAGAACTTTGCTTTGTCATATTCAGTTTTGCTTAACGATTTTGAAAACAGGTCAAAGCGATAAGATGTAACACCGTGTTGCCCTTCCATGATTCGATCAAGATACGAATTTTCGTCTAGAATTTTTACATCCTGAAATGTATTAGCTGATTCTTCAGCTCTTTGATCAACATTATCAAACATACCACGATTTCTTGACTTGTATTCGATCACAGGTTCTTGAGCATACAAAGACTGAAGCGGTTTATAATTGAATTGCAGGTTGTCTTCGTAAAAGTAATATCCAACATCATTAGTCTTGCTGTATGATTCTTTAGAAAGGATCGAGATGGCTTGTAATGGATTGAACCATCCAAAGACATATGTATAAACAACAGAAGTATCAACAACCTCTAGCATCTTCTCAGAGGCTTTAATGCGATTGAATATTTTCTTAACAATTTCAGACTGCGTATCTTCGTAAGATCTCTGAACAACCATTTTTTCTGAATTGATTGCTTCAGTTGAAATAAAGTGTATTGTGTAACCAGATGCATGTTCTGTAACACGATGTTTTTCACTGATCTTATACACAGTACCTGTATACTCTACAGGATTACCGTCGTTACCTGCTGTATTAAAAACGAGTGTGATCTTTTCTTCACCATAAAGTGGAAGAACATCTTGCAAGTTGAATGAATCAATGATAGCAATTGATCCAGACATTGCTTGTTCAAACACAGACTCGTACAGATCAACTTGTACAAAAGCATTGACAAGATCAATCTGTTTTTCATCGTCAGTCTGATCTTTATACTTCAATGTCATTTCAACAATTGTGTACTGACCGTTCGCTGTATATTTGCTCATTGAGAAATAAGCCTATTATGTTCTCGAATTAATTGACTAACTGCTTCAGGAGCTGGTACTTTGATTTTACGCTTCTTATCATTTTCATCTACTTCATATTCAAAATTAGTCACTGTAAGTTTATCGTATTCTGGCCAATCGGAATCTACGATTGCTCCTGATGCAATTGATTCATAATGATGTACACCGTTTCTATCATCGTAGATTCGAGCAATATATGTTTCTAATGAAGAGTAGTCCAAAGGCCAGTCTTCACTAATATCATAGACGTTATTAAAAAGCATAATGATCCAATATAGATCGCTATCATTATATATTCGGTCAGCCAAGACGATAGGGGATTCACCATCTTCAATTTCATGATCAATGTAAAGAGCTTCATTGCTTGTAACACTTTGTAAAAAGCCAGTACGACGAGTAATATCCATACTATCAAGAGTTCTACCAACAATTTCGTATCCCCTTACAACCGGAAATCTTTTAAAATACGGCATTCATTAGTATCCTTGTTCGTGAC